CCCTTACAACGGGCGTCAAGTAAAGATTGGCATGGGCACTCAACATGAACCGTGCGGAATTTTGCTGGGCACTTATGATATGGCAATCAGAGATCATTCCGAATCCGGTAAGCCAAAGTGCAAGATTCTGGACTGGAAAACAACTGGTGCCAGAACAAATGACAAGCAGTTGAATAAGGATGATCAAACTGGAACGTATCTCGCCAGTGGAACCGCCGCATTGCGCGCACTGAATTTGATCAAGCTTGACGAGTCTGTCGAGTACATGATTTTCTCGTTTGCTCGCAAAGCAAAGCCACCGGCTGATCGTAGCGTTGATCCGCAGGGCCGGGTTCGTAACAAGCCGCAGAAGAATCATTATCAAGTGGCACTTGGTCTTTCAGACACTGACGTAAAAGGAATGACCCTCGCCAAGCTAGAAGAAGTTTCTGTTAAGGCGAATGTTGTTGTGTACGGGGAAGTCTCAAAGAATCAAGGCTCGCCGCTGTTCTGGCGGGATGTGGTGAGGCGCAATCGTGCCAATCGACTGAACCAAATTGCCCGTATAGCAGACGAGCTAGAACTTATGGACAAAGCCCGTAACGGCTTTATTCCTATTGTGAAATCTCCTGGGCCACAGTGCAATTGGTGCGATTACTCTGATCTGTGTGACATAGACGAGGACGGCGGTGATGTGGAAGGCTTCATCAGCGACGTGTTCAAGTATGACGATCCCTACGGTGACCACCGCGAGGGTGCTGTCAACTCAAAAGAAAGCAGGTTGAAATGAGTTGGACTCTTTTCTTTCAGTTGTTCGTTCTGATTGCGTGGGTCGGAATCTGGATTGGCGTGATTGTCAAGGGAGAGCGAAGGTTGGAAGACCGGTGACGAATTATAAAGAGTCAACGGAAATCCCACCGAATTCCAAGTACGTTTTGTGGTGCCCATTCTGTGACGAATGGTCATGCCGTGACTCTATGATTGCTCGCAAACGTCTGGGAATGCATGTGTCGAATAAGCATCCAGAAGAAGTACGGTTTCAAAAAGATACACAGCCACCGGAAATTGTTGATATAGAAGGAGTTTGACGTGGGACTGCGCGATCTAAAATTGGTGGGGCGCACACACTTTCGGAAATCGCTAACGAAAAATCAAGGGTGGCAATGGTTCTGGTCAACCATGACCGCCGATGAGCGAGAGACTGTGGGTGTCGGTGGCGAGGGGTACGCTACGTTGAATGGAGCCGTCAACGGGTATCTCAGCCAGCAGGGGCTACCGGAATGGGAGCCTGGGATGGCTCTGCCGAAACACTACAGAATGGAGAAGATAGACGAGCAGCACTGCGTGATCATCAAGTTTGCCAAAGTAAATCCTTAATAACACACCATAGAAAGAAATTAAAATGGCAACTCGCCCCGAAATTGGCGCTCTCGCTGGTTCAATCAAGCACTGGAACATCATGATCTTCGCTGATCCTGGTGCCGGAAAGACAGTCTTTTCCGGTCAGGACAACAAAGTGCTGTTCATTGCCCCTGAGTCCGATGGCCTCATGTCTGCTCAGACAATGGGTTCGACGGCAGAACGAATCATCGTAAAGGATTGGGAGACACTGAAGAACACTTACGAGTGGTTCGACGAGAATCCTGAAGAGTGCGAGAAGTACAACGTCTTTTCCATCGACTCAATTTCTGAGATGCAGTATCTCGCAAAGGATTACGTCCTCCGCATGACTGAGGATGACAAACGTCGCAAGGGACAAGACCCCACAAAGATGCAGATTCAGGACTACGGAATCATGCATGAGCTTGTGGAAAACATGGTGCGCGGTTTCAATGATTTGCCCGTGAATGTTTTGTGGACCGCCACGGCAAAGAAGGTTTCCGACGCAGACGATAACGAGTTCCTTGTTCCTGATTTGCAAGGAAAGAAGGAGTATGGAGTCGCGCTGAAGATGGCGGCTCTGATGACTTCTTACGGGTATCTTCGTGTTGAAACTCATGAAGTTTCGGCACCAACAGAAGATGACCCGAACGCTACGAGGCCGGTTAAGCGTCGTGTCATTTACTGGGAGGACACCGGCACGATTCGCGGTAAGGATCGCACCAACGCTCTCAAGCCGTTTACGGTAAACATGACGCTGCAACAAATGCGTCTTGCCATCATGGGAAGGATGAAGCGCAATTCTGAAGGCAAGATCGAAAAGGTTGGGGCACAGAATGTTTCAAAGCCAGCTAAAGCTGCCGCCCCAAAAATAGAGGCTCCGCAGGCTAGCCCAACAGCTAGCGATCCGGTAGACTCAACACCGAATGGCAAGGAGGACAACGAAGCACTGATACTCGATACTGTAGAAGCCTGATTTAACAACAACAAACAATCAACAACATAGGAAGAAATTTAACTATCATGGCTAAGTTCGATTTTGGTATCAACGGAATGAACGCAGAGGCAGCGCAGGGACGGGCCACTTGGAGTGGCGAGCTTCCTCCGACTGGCTCTTACGAGGGCATCCTCAAGATTCTCTCCACCGGAGTCATTGGTGAGTCTGCGAAGAACGCTGGCGCACCGAAACTTTCGGTTGGCGTAGAACTTCGCAATACGCCTGGTGGGAAGTATGACGGTTATGTCGCGTGGGGAAATCTCAATCTCATTGAGTCGTCCTTGCCGTACATCAATCAGTTCTTGCTCGCGCTGACCGATGGTTCTGACGAGCAGTACAACGCTATCAAGCACGCTTTCTACGTCACTAAGCCGACTGTGGATGAGCGCAAGAAGCACGTCGAAAAGATCGGTAAGTGGAGTGTGAATTCTCCAGAAGGTTCGCTGCCGATCAAGGTTTCGATTAGCAACAAGCCGTTCCACAATCGCATGACTGGCGTTACTTCTAATCAGGTGCGGATCGAATCGTATCTGGTGAGCGATAACGCTGTGGCAGTTCCTACTTCGTCCGGTCCTGAGAAGCCGGTCGAGGAAGAGGAAACGTTTGTCGATATCGACGCTGATTACGACGACGAAGATGCCGAAGCACTGCTTTACTAAATAGACCACCTGTTTCGGCAGGTAAAATGGTGGGGCGCGCATACCAGGATGATAATAACGCGCACTCAAACAAGGAGAGAAGTGAAAATATTCACTGTAGTGGTAGAAGATACCATTAAGCAAAGACGCGAATACGTTACTTTTGGTGAAGATGACAGAGATGCCAGGGCACAAATTGCCGCTGGCCTTTTTATTACCGAAAGTGAAGCAGCCACAGTAGATACTGTAGAAACTCGTTTTGTTTCTTCCGAAATGATAGGGACCGTTGAATAATGAAGGCCGAAGACAGTAACAAAGATTCTAAGCTTAACATCATGAATTTTGCTGGCGTTAAGCAGCAAGTGGATGGCGAACTTGTATCTAAAGTTTTGCTTGCTAGCGGATCATGGATTAATTGCGTCAAGGGAAGTTTTCATTTTTACGTCACCAGGGGTGACAAGCCGATGCCGTTCGTCCAATTCGACACTGAAGATGTAGGCGCAGGAACCATGCGCGTCGAGCTTTTCCCGACACATGTGGCGGGTGTTGCCTACCATGTCGAGTCGTGACGTAGAGGTATATCTAGGGCGCATTGCAGATGCCCTGGAATCCATCGAAGAAGGTATTGACCATATAGAGTACAACACGGCACGGGAGGAAACGATCTCAGACCAGGCTCAACTCTTTGATGTTCATTTGTTTTATCACAATCGGTTAATGGAAATCATTACTACCGATGAAAATGCTGATGCTTACAAAAAAGCTCAGCAGCTTCGTTTACTTCTCAAAGAATCAACGGAAGCATTGGAATCACTCGCAGCGAAATGAAATTCGTCAGTTTTCACACTCACACAACGTTCAGTTATGCAGACGGATTCGGAACAGTAGAGGATCATGTTAAAAGAATTACTAGCCTGGGTATGTCTGCTCTTGGTATTAGCGAACACGGTAACGTTAACAGTCATGCTGCACTTGAACGGGAGTCTAAAAGATTTGGTATCAAACCTATATTCGGACTTGAAGCCTATTTCGGACCCGTTGGAGACAAAGCTACAAGACAAAAAACTCACTTAACAATATTTGCACAAAATCAAATCGGATATCACAACCTCAATAAGATTGTCACGCAGTCATACATCGACAGTTACCAATGGCCGACTGTATCACCTTCGACACTTAAGAAGTTCAATGAAGGAATTATTGTTTTCTCGGGATGCTCAGATTCTCTCATATCATGCTCGCTGCTGGGTGGTAAATTCCTTGGAGAGCGAAGAGAACCATCCGAATGTATCTCCGACGAGTCCATTGATAAGACTGGTAGGCGAATACAATGGTTCTTGGATGTTTTTGGTCCCGAAAGATTTTTCTTGGAAGTTCAGCGATTTCCTAACCTTGAGCGTACTTGTGCGCTCAATGCGGAATTCGCCAAGCTTGCGAAAAAGTATGGAATATCCCTTGTTGCTACGGCTGACGTACATTATCCCAAGCCTACAGACAACGCTATGCAAGCGGTTATCCATGCGGCTCGTTGGCCTTCTTCTAAATCCAATTTTCAGTCAGAAACAGCTTGGGAATACCAAGCAAATTTAAGTTATCCAGAATCAGATAAGGAGATTATTGATGATCTTGTTAGAACTGGTCTTAGCCGATCAGACGCGGAATCCTCGGTTGCACGCACAGCAATTATCGCGGATCAATGCACTGTTGAGCTTCCCAAAGCAAAGCCCCTCCGTTTCAAAACCACAGAAAATCGCACCGCAAAAGAACAACTCAGGGCCGAAGTCATCAACGGCTGGGAAAAAAGAGTTGCCCAAAGGCCGGACCTCCGTGGCAAGAAAAAAGAATACTTCGCCCAGGCAGGTAAAGAGCTAAAAATCATCAATGACAAGGACTTTAGCGATTACTTTCTCGCTACTTCTGACCTTGTAAAGTTTGCAAAGGAACAAAACATCACAGTAGGGCCGGGTCGTGGTAGTGCTGCCGGTTCTATCGTGTGCTACTTGCTTGGCATCACAGAAATTGATCCGTTGTATCCGGTCTTTTCTCGCATGATCTTTGAGCGTTTCATTGATCCCAACAGAACTGACATGCCGGATATTGATATTGATTTTGATGACGAACTAAGATATCGCATTCCAGAGAGGGCCAGAAAAGTATATGGGAAAGAAAACGTCGCTAATGTCGCGAACCACATCAGCTACAGGGGAAAGAAAGCTCTCCAAGATATCGCTCGGGCCTATGGGTTACCTCTCAAAACTTTCGATCCAATTGGAAAACGGTGCAGTCTGCGAGTCGAAACTGACGACAGAGTGGACGATAGTATTAAAGATGTTCTGGATAGCTATGCGTCTGACCCTGGCATCAAAGCATTGGTGGAAAGATTTGGAGATAAAATTCTACAAGCTGTCCGATTGGAAGGCAATCAGCATTCGATGGGAATTCACGCTGGAGGTTTCGTAATCTCATCAGAACCGATTCCAGACGTGTGCGCTATTTATGAAAAAGAGTCGGGCCAAGGGAACAACAAACGAAAAGTTCAGGTCATTCCTTACGAGAAAAGAGATGCCGAACATCTGGGAATGCTCAAGATGGACTTCTTGGGACTGACCACCATGGGCATGGTCGGTAAAGTTCGCGAATGGAAAGACCTTGATCTTGACTGGCTGTACGGTCTTTTCTACAACACCGATGAAAAAGAGCATCGGCGCATTCTTCGTTTATTTCAAGACGACGATATTACCGGTATTTTTCAGTATGAAGGTGGGACTACCCGCCAAGTTGTGCGTGATGTGCAGCCATCCACGTTCGATGAGCTAGCGGCGTGCAACGCTCTGAGCCGTCCTGGTCCTCTGTACGGGCACCAAACTAGCGAATACATCAAAGTCAAACGCGGTGAAAAAGATTGGAAACGTATTCATGCTCATGGATTCGATAGACACGTCGAATGGACTTACGGTCAAATTGTTTATCAGGAACAGATCATGTGGATACTCCGTGACCTGGCAAATTTCAGTGTGGAAAGAGTTCTTAAAGTTCGTAAAATTATTGGAAAAAAGCTTGGAGAATTCCAATTCGCAGAACTCTGGGAGGAATTCAGAAACGGATGCGCTAGCAATGGAGTTTCAGAAGAGGATGCTAGCCGTGTGTGGAGTTCCATCACTACTGCTGCTGGATACGCATTCAATACAGCTCACGCTTACTCCTACGCACTTGTAGCTTGGTGGCAGGCGTACTTTAAAATTCATTATCCTGTTGAATTTTACGCCGCAACTCTTGCTAAAAACGGTGACGGCAAAGATGATATTGCTCGTCGCACTGCTGTTTTGCAAGACGCTGCTGCTCATGGCATCAGAATTTCAAATTTTGACCCTGATGTTATGGGTTCACAGTGGCAGCCGTGCCCATCTCAGTCAAAGTCATTGCTCCCTGGCTTCCGACAGCTACCCAGCGTGGGCGACACGACAGCCACCGACATTGTGTACTGGCGGGAATTCGTCTGGAAGGATCAAGATGATGCGCCGCCAGTGCAATGGTGGCATCTGAAAGATGTGAAAGGCATTGGCGAGAAATCAATCATGAGTATGGTTGAATTCATTACCCAAGAAGACCCTCTTGGAATATTCAAAACCGAAAAACAACTGGATATTATTCGTGGTCAACTATCCAATGGTGACTTTGGTCCGTTTGGATTACCTGAGTATGGTCAATTCCATCTCAGTAATGAGTTCCCCGATAGAAATGATCGGATTGCTTTCGTTGGTCTGGCAGCGAACATCATTTACACTGACGAGATTGAAACAATCCGATCAAAGACTGGCGAATCCGTTGCTGAAATCAGAGCAAGAATTGATCGACCAGAAGATACGAAAAAAGCTACTATCTTTGCTTACGATGAACGAGGCGAGGTAGCTCTTCGCGTATCTAGATGGAAATACGACTCTCTATCTAAGCAGCTATCCAATATTAAAACTGATTACCATATCATTGTCGCTTACGGAAGAGTTTTCGCTGAGCGTCAAGGCAATTTGCAAGTTGAACATCTATGGATTTTGGAGCCAGAATGACCAATCAAACAGTAGATTTCTCCAAACTTACAGAAGCTTTCACTAGAGGACAGGATCGCCTTAATCAGGAACGCAACGAGCGACATGGCGAAGAACCGGAAGACCTGAACATCCTCCCTTTGCCCACCAGGCAAGACATTTCTTTGGACAAGTGGATCAGGTGGACGTGGGAAATCGGGGAAGGCGATATCGCATGGGTCATAGTGACTCTGTTTCTCAACGATTACGAAAACCTTTATCGCCCAGGAGATTTCGAGACTGAACTAGTTTTTTGCAAACCCATGGATGTTTTCACATTAGGGGATAGCGAGTACGCGAAAAGTCTTGGGCAGGCGATTGTTTCAGCTTCTAATTGGCCGAAGGTCTGGCAACAACACGTTGGCGCGTTGATCAAGAAAAGTATTGGGCAATGAGTTGGAGATGGGATTTCGGTGTGGATGGCCTCTGCACTGTGCTGGCGTTCGACCCAGGAGAGACTACTGGATGGTGCGCCATTGGCGTACAGCCGCAATGGTTCTGGGGTTACCACGGCTTCGGTACCCCTCTTGAGGGCTTCGACCATTACAAACACGGCCAAATTGATTGTGTCTCAAAGGATTTGGCTGGCTGGTTTGGAGTCGCGTTCAAACATGCCGGTCTGAATATGATGGGCGAGAACGCCGGTATCGAAGAGATGCTGAAGTTGGCGTGTACTCACTATCCGAAATCTGTTGTGGTCATTGAAGATTTCATCCCCGACATGAACAGAATGGATCAAGCCCGCCACACTCTGTCGCCCGTGCGTATCACAGCGGGATTTTCTTTCGGCATGAGCCAGTACAGCCTCAATGGGAAGCTTAGCGACGAGCGAATCTTTGTGCAGAATCGTTCTCTGGCAAAGACGACGTGTACCGATGATCGGCTGAAACGGTGGGGAATGTATGACCCCAAGGGCGGCAGGCACGCTAGGGACGCTGTGCGACACGCCTACTACTTTCTACGAGATTGCGTTGGCGACGACCACAGGGCAGCGTTCAAGCGGCACTTAGCGTGGCCGCATCTCTTCGATGATCCAGCGAATAGCGATACCGATGGGGTAATCCAAAACCCGAAAAAACGTCCTAACCGTCCCAGAAAAGAAGGCGAATTAATATGATGAAATGGCTGATAAACCAGATTTTGCCAGAGTTTATAACAAAGCAGATTTTGTCAGAAGAAGAACTGTCGCTTGTTGCATGGCACCATTTTTTGAACAACGAAACGATTAATAGTTACATCATGATTAACGGGAAAGCCGTTCAACAGCCTCGCGAAGAAGCCTTGTCCAGTGGGCTAGCCCATGCTAGTCTGAATATAGGCGGCAAGGCCAGCAGGAGGAAGGAGGTAGGTCGATGACATTGCCTGAAAAACCAACAGAAATAAGAAGTGAACACTGCAAGGTTTACGTTGAGCCGTCTGTTAAAAAAGCGATCCAAGACTATCAATTGAGTAAAGGTCTGGATTCTTTTTCAGATGCAGGTCGCCAGTTATGGCTGAGCGCACTTTCGGAGACAGGAAATGAATGTTTTCACAAATCGTCAAGTCAATCAAGCGAGCACTAAAAAGCGCGATCAAGAATATCAAAAATCTCTTCAAAAAACGGTTGAAGCAACTTTCGGAAATAGTATCGCAGGTTGTCTCGTCAGTGGTATTGACAGGAGTCTTACTGCAATGGACCCTCACTACCCCGTCGAGCCAATTTCCGGTTTCGTTGCGATATGCCGATGCCCACAATGCGGATGGATAGATAGCCATTACATTGAATATGTCACAAAAAATTACATAACACGGAAGTGCAGTTCCGATAATTGTGACAGAAAATGGAAACAAGAAAGGTAATCACAGTGAGCTATCAGTATCCTGGCAAAATTTCACGACAAAGGTTAATAGAATTTTGCCAGTCGCATCTTCCCAGACTCGATGAACAAAACAATCGGTACATGGATGCGCTGCATTTCGCTGAACAAAGTAAAAATATCCATACGATCCACGCTCTCAACGAGGGTCTGATGGAGAATTACGGGTTTCAAAAAGCACTGCGTGAAGTTTGTGAGTGGGCCAAAGAGCATATGGAAGAAGAAGAGCCAATCGAATTGATTGATATTGAAGATTTGAAGGTGAAATTTAATGCCAGCTAAAGGTAACGAAAAGGTCGATTACAAGGGTTTTGCAGAAGTTGGGGAGACTAAAACCAGCGTCAACCCGCCAGTAGGCGAGTGGGTGGACGTTCCCAAGGGAATGGTCGCTGCGCCGGATACCTACGTTGATGATAGCGGGGTGTTGCGATCCTGTGGCGACGATTCCTGCGTGGTATGGCATCGACCGGGGTGCCAAATCAGGGGAATTCAAGCAGAGAACATTTGCTATGACGTAGCCGGTGCGCCTTGGTGCCCAACGTGTTACGAATCCTTTGAGCCAGAACGGGAAGCTTTGCGGCAAGAGCAACAGGAAGCTTTGCGGCAAGAAGAGTTACGGAAACGAGTGCAGGGAATGCTTGGTCCCGGTACTTCTGTCAAGAACGTCACAATCAACAAGGAGTCAGAAGGCAATGAATAAGATTTTTCTGTTTCAGGTTTGGGCAAGGGACTTGCGAGATGGTTCGCCCAGAGGGACATACCGGCTGCACGTTGTCACCGAAGACATTGAACGAGCGAAAGAGATTTGTAACGGCTCCAACGGAAACTTTGTGTACTCGTACTTGGAAACGTTCTATGGCGAGACTGGGTAGGCGAAGATGGCTGAAGTAGATTTGAAAGCCTTAAAAAGACAGGCAGAAGAAGCGGAAGCTCTTGTGCGACAACTGGAAAGGGGTGAGGCTGCGACGGTTAAACAATCGTCGCAGTCTTATTTGTCTAAGGCTGCGGCCACATCTCATGGCGGGTATGCCGGGAAGTCTCTCATTGAAAAGATTCGTGACGACATTCGGGAAACTATTGGTGAGTACGAAAGTCTTGTGACCGGTGACGAGAATGTTGAGTATCTCGACGGGTTACTCGACGGCATGTGTCATGCGCTGGCAGTGCTGCGCGGCAATGACGGTGAGACAGAACGGAATTGGGCTGAATCGGAGTGGCTTGTCATGAATCGGGTAGAGCGAGCGAAGGCTCAGCGTGAGGCTGAGCAAGAGGCTCGCGAGCGTCAGGAGGCCATGGATAGTGTGCCGTTCTGACGACGCGCACTAGATGTAGTGGTTACCAGGTTATAGCCCAGATGTGGGCCTATGCTGGGAGTTTC